CAGCTCCGCAGCCGATGAGCCAGCCCGCGTCGCCCGGCGGCGACCTTTTCGGCCTTGCCTCCGGTCGGCATCCGCTTGAAGAAAAACGGCAGCCGGAAACGGCGGAAAACGCAACCGGCGATCCGGCACCGCAACAACGACTCCCGGCAGCATTGTTTACCGCCAACGTCAAACGGATCGTCGTACTGTATGACGATCAGACCTTCGAAAGTTTTACGCCGACGACAAAGCGTTAAAAAAATTCGTGCGGGCTGCGGAACGGAATACTCGATTCTCAGAGCGCAAAAAAGCCGGGTAATATTCCAAGGAAACGGAACCGGACAAAGGGTTACGGCAAAACCACGGACAATCCCAGCAATCTCGACCACCGGCAACAAATTAGCAAGGCAAGTTTTTTAAACCTGCCTTCTTAGTTTACACATTGGCGCAAATATCCAATTTGGCCGCCTTAACTTGCACATTGGCGCAAACATCAACTTGCCGCCTTATTTATTCAACGGATTTTCTTCGGCCGCTTCGACGCCGCAATCGCAAAAATGGAATTCCGAACGCGCCTTGTCCGGGGGAAACAGGAAATAAACGCATACGGCCTCCGTGCACAACACTTCGTGCCGGTCATAGATGCGGACTTCGATCTCAACGATGTTGCGACGCTGCCGACGCACGGAAGCCCGCAAAACGATATGGTCATCAGTCGTGTGAATCGGCTTGTGATAGCGGACCTCCATCTTCGAAGTAACGCCGCTCGTCTGAAACTTCCGGAATACGACCCAGCTGCTGATCTCGTCGGCCAGCGTTGCCTGAATGCCTCCGTGCAGCGTATTCACCCAACCTTGGTATTCGGGACGAGGATGCCAGACGCTCACGATTTCATCGCCGTTTTCGTAAAATTCCATCCGCAGTCCCTGCGGACTGTTCGGATCGCAGCCGTAGCAATGGTAACCGTCCATGCCGCGCCAAGGATTCGTTATCTTCTTCATAATATGCTATTCGATCGTTGCGGTGCGGACCGAATCTGTTCCGTGATCTGAGAATCGGTTCCGAAATCGGCCCGGTATAACAAAGATAGCCATTTTCCCGCGAATCTCACCGTCTTCGGCAATGCAAATCCGGTTCATTTCATCCGGAATATTATTCAATCCCGACAACAAAGTCACAGGGAGGAATCAACCTCCTTGGCGCAATGTTTGGTGTAATATTACCATTATGTTAAATTCTCGGAGAGCATAGCCGCTTGATACGTTGTGCGTGAGCACTTTTGAAGTGGAATTTATAATGATATTATGTTAGACAACGATCTTATTTTGATGGTTTGTTATTCAAAGCTTGTTGCCATTGATGAATATCTTCTTAAACGTGGTAATGAGCAAGTTTGTACTATTCTTGATGGTGTTATTGATGGTCTTCAAACTGTATTGCGTAATTTAGAACAAAAATAAATCATGGAAACTCCCGAAGTTGTAATTGCTCTTCCCAGTGGCATTGAAATTCAGTGTACTGCTAAATCTGCTAAGTATCTTATTATTGGTCTTGGTTTGGAATCAGTTTTGAAAGATGGAAAAATTAAAGAATCTGCTGAAAAGTAAGAAGTTTTGGACGCTTGTAAGTGCGATTGTTGCCGCTCTTTCGGCGTTTTTTCTTACGTCTTGCTCTACTTCTCACTATGTTGCTCAAAGTGTTTCCAGCTTTGCGAAAGGTGATACTACTACTACTATTATTAAATATGAGCAAGTTGGCTCTATAAAGAAAAAGTAATTTATTATGGAAATTCAGAAGGAGTATATTCTTGTTGTGAATGGTCGTCCTTATTTTTCGGTTGTGGATGTTAAGCATCTTTCTGCTGTGATTGACGACGCTAAGGCACGTTTCGGTGCTGATTCGAAAATTGATGTTTTCTTGCAGACTACCGAGCCGTATGCGCCCGGAAAGAATAACGGTAACTAAGGATATTTTCGAGCGTCTTATGGCTTCGAATTCGTGGCGAGGTCTAGAAGCGTTAATAACTTGGTCCAATTCCGTGACTTGGAGAACCAAAGCGGGCAAAATGCCCGTTTTGGTTATTCAGTACGATCATTATGACGATTTTATTCGCTGGAAAGACTGGGTTTCTCACGTTTCCTTTCCTTATGCCTATACTCGTGCAATTGATGATGTTGTTATTGTAGAGGTCCCCGTTGAGCCTTTTTTCCGGTTTACAACTCTTCCACAGAAGTGGCATGTGAACAACCTAAGGTGATTGTCAACCGTCGTTATGCGAACATGACAAACACCGAGATTATTAATTATGCTAGGGTTTATTATGGTTGTTTTTGGCCTCCGGATTATATTTTAGAGGTTCCTTGCGGTTATTGTCATTCTTGCCAGAAGTCGTATAGCAATCAATATCGCATACGTCTTTTGTACGAGCTTCGTAAATATCCGCCCGGCACTTGTCTGTTTGTTACTTTAACCTTCGATGACGATAACTTGGAGAAGTTTTCGAGAGACACGAATAAGGCTGTCAGATTGTTTTTAGATCGTCTTCGCAAGGATTATGGTAAACAAATCCGACATTGGTTTGTTTGTGAGTTTGGCACCCTTCACGGTCGCCCCCATTATCACGGTATTCTTTTTAATGTTCCTCAAGCTTTGATAGATGGCTATGATTCGGATGTGCCCGGTAATCACCCCTTGTTGGCTTCTCGTTGGAAGTATGGCTTTGTTTTTGTTGGGTATGTTTCTGACGAAACATGTTCGTATATTACCAAATATGTCACGAAGTCCATTAATGGTGATAAGGTACGCCCTCGTGTTATCTCTTCTTTTGGTATTGGTTCTAATTATTTTGGTACCGAGGAATCCTCTTTGCATAAATTAGGTAATCAGCGTTACCAGCCTTTTATGGTTTTGAATGGTTTCCAGCAGGCTATGCCGCGGTATTATTATAATAAAATATTTTCTGATGTTGATAAGCAAAATATGGTTGTTGATCGTCTTATTAATCCTCCTGTTGAGTTTAGTTGGCAAGGTCAGAAGTTTGGTAGTAAATTGGAACGTGATGAAATGCGTCGTTCTACTTTGAATCAAAATATCGCTTCCGGTCTTACTCCTGTGCTCCCCCTACCCCACGCTGAACGTGTTTCTTCTTTCGATATATTTAAGAAAAATATGGATAAAAATAAAGAATTTAAATAATGTCAAATTATCGAATTCCCTCTGATTATCAGAATCAGACTCCACGCGCTATACATCGGCGCGCTTCCTCTGCTTATGGTACTATTCATCCCGGCTTGGCCATTCCGGTTCATCATCGCCATCTGAATGTTGGTGATCGTATTCGTGGTCGGATCGATGAGCTTTTGCAGTCTCAGCCTATGTTGGGCCCTCTTATGAATGGATTCAAGCTTATTACTATTGCTACTTTTACGCCGGATTCTGCTATTTATGGTTGGATGTCTAACGGTCGTCGTTTTACTCCCGATGAGTATACAAAATTTGGTAAGGTTTATTTTTCTCTTGCTGGTTCTAATCTTGAAAATTATAAAGATCCTGCTTTTAAACTTACCCGTCCTGTTCGTCGTCTTACTTTTGGTTTGGATTTGAATTCAGATCAAAAGAAAATTTATGAGTCCTGGGTTTCCGATAAATTGAATGCTACCGGTTCCTCTGGTCAGCCTACTCATATTGGCCGTGGTGGCCTTTGGGATTGGCTTGGTATTGCTGCTGGTGCTGTTTGCCCTAATTTAGGCAAAAAGGCTACGTCGACAACTCAAGGTGTTCGTGGTGAAATTTATCCACCTTCCTTTCAGTTTAACGCCGCTCCGTTTATTGCTTATTTTCTTTCGCATTATTATTATATTGCAAACATGCAAGAAGACTACATGTATTTTACCCGCGGTGTTGGTGAAATGCAAAGAGTTCGGCCGGATGGTCAACAGGAATCGTTGTATCGTCCTTTCTTTTCCGATGTTTTTTGCTCTTTGGATCCTAATGCTTTTTTATATGCATTAGATGATGTGCGAAATCTTACTCGTACGGGTACCGGTTTCGAGTTGTTTAAAACTTTTTTGGATGCTCTTCCGACTAGTAACGCGTTTGTAGCTATGGCTTGCGCTGGTATTCAAGGTTATGGTGGTCTTTTGTCTGTCCCCTACTCTCCTGACTTGTTTGGTAATATCATTAAACAAGGTTCCTCTCCTACTGTTGAGATTGAGATTATAAATGCTATTGATGCAAATACTGATACAGGTTTTTCTGTTGCTGTTCCGGAACTTCGTTTGAAAACGAAGATTCAGAACTGGATGGACCGTCTTTTTGTTTCCGGCGGTCGTGTTGGTGATGTTTTCCGTACTCTTTGGGGTACTAAGTCTTCGGCGCCCTATGTTAATAAGCCGGATTTCCTTGGTGTTTGGCAGGCCTCTATAAATCCGTCGAACGTTCGTGCTATGGCTAACGGTTCGGCTTCCGGTGAGGATGCAAATTTGGGCCAGCTTGCGGCTTGTGTTGATAGGTATTGTGATTTTTCGGGACATTCCGGTATTGATTATTATGCTAAAGAACCCGGTACTTTTATGCTTATTACTATGCTTGTTCCGGAGCCTGCGTACTCTCAAGGTTTGCATCCGGATTTGGCATCCATTTCTTTCGGTGATGATTTTAACCCCGAATTGAATGGTATTGGTTTCCAGCTGGTCCCGCGTCATCGTTTTTCGATGATGCCCCGTGGTTTTAACTTTACCGGTCTTGATCAGCAGACTAGCCCATGGTTTGGTAATGATGGTACCGGTGTAACTACTGACCCTAATACGGTTTCTGTTGGTGAAGAGGTTGCATGGTCGTGGCTTCGTACTGATTATTCCCGTTTGCATGGTGATTTTGCGCAGAATGGCAACTATCAGTATTGGGTTTTGACTCGTCGTTTTACTACTTACTTTCCGGATGATGGTACCGGTTTTTATCAAGATGGAGAATATACCGGGACTTATATTAATCCTCTTGATTGGCAGTATGTTTTTGTTGATCAAACTTTGATGGCTGGTAATTTTGCGTATTATGGTACTTTTGACCTTAAGGTTACTTCCTCACTTTCTGCGAATTATATGCCGTATCTTGGTCGTTAGTTAAAGCTTAATTGTTATGTATAAGAAAAAGAAAATAACCTACCCTCCTTGTTTTTCGGAGGATTCATCTTTATCTTGTGAATACAATCCTTTTGTAGACAAGGTTGTTGTTGCTCGTCCTATGTCTTATTACCTTAATGGTGGTGTTGATTTGGATGGAGTTTCTACTCGTAAGTCCCTGCCGAATGCCTTTGATGATGCGGAGTCTATCGCGTCTGGTGATGTTGATATATTCACCGATCCTACTGTCGGTAAACTTGATTTGATGGATATGGCATCTACTATGGCTTCCGAATCTGAGTCTCGCGCTTTGAAGGATGGAGCCAAAGAACCAAATTCCGACTAATTGAACAATTTCCATGGGTAGAGGCCGCAATATACTTGATATATATTGCGGAGTGCGGAAAGCACGTCCTCTACCCTGCTTTACAAAGAAAAATTGAACAATTATGAGTATTTTAGCTGGATTAGGTGCTGCTGCCGCTTCCTTTGCAATGAAAGAAGGTCATAATGCAATTGCCCAATCTCGTAATGAGAAAAATATGGCTCTGGAGCATGATTATTGGAAACGGCGTGTTAATCAACTTGAGGAGATGAACAGGCCTTCTCGCCAGGTTGCCAAATGGCGTTCTGCTGGCATAGCCCCCCAAGCTGTCTTTGGAAATTCTCCCGGTGGTGCTGGTATTGCTACTGATGCTTCATCCCCAAATTCTCAGACTCCTATGGGTTCTAGTGATTTTAATTTTGTTACTACTATCGCTGAGCGTCAGCGCATGAAGAACGAAAAGGCAATTGCTGATGCTACTGTTGATAAGCTGAATGCCGAAGCCGCGAAACTTCGTGGTGATACGAAAGACCCGAAAGTTACCAAAGATTTGCAACAGCTTGAGTTTGATTGGAATATTGTTAAGAAACAGCGCGAGCAAGTGCAGCTTGATGTTGATGAAATTGACAAAGAATTCCGGCGTGCTGTTAATGAGGCTGATTTGCAAATTAAGCGCGGTATTTATTCTGAAACCCTGTCGAAGATCGACAAGTTAATTGCCGATAAAGAAGTTTCGGAGGAAATGAAGCAGAATTTGCAGAAACAGCGTGATTTGATTAAAGCTCAAATTGATTCTACAAAGGCGCAGACTGGTCTCACTAAGGCTCAGACTAAAACAGAGGATGCTCTTCGTGATGATCGTGTTAAGCTTACCGGTGCACAAACTACTGAAATTCTTTCTATGGCTGATCTTAATTATGTTAGGCGAGATCGTGAAAAGTACGAGACGTTTCTTCGGTTGCTCGATATCGACGATGCTTCTAACGGCGCTGAATTCGCCCAGCGTGTCATCCGTCAGCTATTAGGCCGTTTTAATGCCGATCTTTCGGATTATAAGCAAAAGATGATTTCTGATTATCTTGAAAAAATTTGGTCAAACCAGAAACCGTAGGTATATTTGGGTATGGAAACCTTTTTGTATATATTGTTTTTATTGCTTGCGCTGGCTGGCGCTATTGTTGTTCCTATTCTCCTTGCCTTGCTTTATACTCGGACCTTTGTTGTCCTGTATCGTCGCTTTTTTGGTGAGGACCTTTTTAAGTAGTGCAAGACCCGACATAGTTCGGGTCTTTTTTTTTCACCTCGCGCAGATCCACCATCACTTTTGTTGCATAGTACTATGTAATACAAACAACCGTATGTAAATTATTGATATTTAATGCGTTATCATTAGAGGATCTTTTTAAGTAATGTAAGGCTCGGGAAACTCTCCGGGCCTTTTTTCTAGTCGTAAGACTGGAGCGGTGTCGCACCGCTAGGACTTAATATTGTTTTTACATTTGTGATTTACATATGTAAAACTTGATTAATTATTAATGTGTTGTGTTCTGCACGCCCGCGTGACCTTCCCGACGGTCCGGCCGCCTTTGCTTCGGGCTCATTCTATAGCCCGAAGCATTGGCGCGCCGGACTACTTCGTTTGATTGACTTCCTTATAGCGCAGCATCTTGATGACCCAAGATGCGGAGCGTCTCCGATGTGTAACGTGCGTACGTGTGCTTCACGCGTGCGCGCGAAATTCATATTCGGATATAATTGTAAAAATTTCACTTTTTTTTTTGGACTTGTAAATATTATTTATATATTTGTATTGTAGTTCTCTACTACTCGTTCTTTGACGTCTTGCCACCTTTATTAACTTTCTCTTCTGTGGTGAGATGCTTTCCCCTACCCTACCACTTAACTTGTTGGTAATGAATATATTACCATTATGTTAAATTATTGCAAATAGAAGGTCTATTTTATTCATAATCGAATCTTTATACACTATTACATCCCGATTATTCGGCAAATTGAGCATATAAGCGCTATCCCGCAATCGGACGATATATAACTTCACCGAATTTTTGCTACTTTTGCAATATCAAATCCGGAACAAATGGCTGAAAATGACAGCTGTATAAAACGCTCGGCAATTATCCTGACGGCTTTCGGGCTGTTCTTCGTGACGTGGTATTTCAACCTCGGCGTTCGGCCATTTGCAAATTTCATATCTACTTGCAAATCAATTCACTACATATTGCATTACCTGATTGCGGGTATAATTCCGGCAGCGGCGCTTCTGTTGCTGCACCGACCCGATACCATATTATATAGGCTCGGACTGACGCACGGATTCGGCCGGGGATTGCTCTTCGGAGTGCTGAGTACGGTCCCCATGTTTGCCGGCTATGCGGTCATCGGCAGTTTCAACCGGGAAACGCCGCCGGATCACATGTTTACGTTCATAGTCGTCGCGGGATTCTTCGAGGAGCTGATTTTCAGAGGTTTCGTATTCGGAGAGCTGTTCCGGACAGCCCGTTGGGGATTTCTGCCGGCAGCGACGCTGACGGCTTTGGCATTCGGATCGCTGCATCTGTATCAGGGTGACGACCTGATTTCCGCATCGGCAGCTTTCGGCGTCACGACTGCCGGAAGCATCTTTTTCAGTTGGATCTATGTGGAATCGGAGAACAATCTGTGGAGCGTAATCTGGCCGCATACGCTGATGAACGCGCCGTGGATGCTGTTCAGCGGGAGCGGGAGCGGCGCAGTCGGCGGATTGTGGGCGAACAGCCTCCGCCTGTGCACGCTGCTGATCGCAATCGCATTAGTCGTCATATACAAGAAACGGAAGGGACTACCCTACCATATTTCAGGAAAAACACTGATAATCAACAGACAATATGTATAAAAAACTCGTTTTCATATTTATTGCAGCGCTGATGGGCGCTTGCACGCCCCGCCAGCAGGCGGACGAAAAGACATTGTATGTCTCGATCCTCCCGCTCCGCAGTCTCGTGGAGGAAATCGTGGGCGACGACTTCAAGATCGAAGTGCTGGTACCTCTCGGCGCAAGTCCCGAAACGTTCGAACCGACGCCCCGGCAG